AACCTATTCATCATTGAGAAGAGGCGTGAATAAGATAAAGAGAAAAATGCCGGTTGGCAAAAAGAACTTTGAAACGCAAAAGCAGCTTTTTGAAATATACAAACAGTCCAAGAAATGAATTTAGACAGCATCAACATAGACAGTTTACGACTACTAAACGGAGAATGCCTGGTTGAGATTCGCACCATGGTAGAAGATGAGGTGGAGTTTAATGGAGGTAAATTGAAACTTGTCACTAGCGTAAAAGACCATGTGGATGACTTTTCTATAAACGAAATGATGTCCGCCCTTAATGCTCTGAAAAAATCTAGGTACAAGGACGAGAATGCCAGGAAGGAGTACATGAAGATGATGATGTCTCAGAAAAAGGAGGCTGATCCAAACAAGATTAACCACGAAGCAAAGCAAGCGGTTCGCCGGGGCAAAATCGTAAAGTTGCCTGAAAAAGAACTTGGTTATAACGGATGGGACTTTGATTGCGAGTTTGATGGCTTGGTTGGGGATGAGGTTTGGTTTGACTCTTCGTACTCCAGGGAACGGCTTGAAGAGAAGGAGGGCGGTATCATCATAGGAGATAAAACATATCTACTGATCCCGGCAAGGTCTATTTTTGCGGCAAAAAGAAATGATGAAATCGTTAGTTTAAACGGATATATCATAGGCAGGAGAATACCAAACGACAGAACGTATGGCTCTTTGTTTTTGCCTGATTCTAAAATAGCAAGAATATCAGTAGAAGTTGTTCCGTCTAGAAAACCTAAATACAGGGAGCCTGATGTGTGGACAAATAGTGACGTTAAAAAGGGAGATATTATTTGTTTGAAAGAGACATTTGCAATAGCTCTTGATTCAACACTTGCGAACAGCACTGACCTTGTTCGGTTCCAGCCTCGAGTAATACTTGCATTTGAAGAATGATAAAATTAGACTTTAGTAAAATATCGTACAACATTGAAGGCATCCCGGATGACGAGTCGGTAATCTACCGCTTCTCGGACCTGGCTAGTCAAGCCCACATTCTCGACAGATCTGACGATCTTCCTGAAGGGGTTAGCGCTGACAAGATTGTACGCTATCTCATATATATGTTCGCTCCAGGTACTCCCGTGAAGGACGCGTATCCGGACATCAACCAGCGCAAACGATATACCTTGAACAAGCTGAATATCATGGTTGATGATACGGATCCGGACAACGGGTACGCCCAGCTCTGCATGATGAATGTGGACTGGGCGGTGGAGCGTTACATCGTATTCACCCGCCTACAATGCTCGGAGGACTACTCAATTATGAGTACGGCTGACATCCGAATATCCGCATTGCAAAGAGCACTTTTGACTCAGCCTGTTGATAGGTCTAATGACGATAAGAACTTCCAAGCGGGGCTTGAGAGTTGGAGACAAACGCTTGTAGATGCTCGTAGTCGAATCATGAATGATGAGGTGAGTATAACCTTGCAAAAGGCAATCACGTTTTCGGTTCGCGCAGAGAACTTGGGCATACAGCCAGAGCACTATAGCCGTATATGGCGTGAGAAAAAAGAAATATTCCCGGAGATTATACCATAAAGTATTATACCATGAAGTACGAATACGAGGAGGAAGATAAATACGTTTCGTTTCATGAAGACGACGATGAGCTGGATACAATCCGCATCCCGCTTCCGCGCTTGGAGGAATGGTATTCACACCATTTAAAAAGAGAAGTCACAAGGGAAGAAGCTCTTACTTACGTGGATGGATACGGAATGTATCCGAGAGAGCAAAAGTTTCAATATCAGGAAATTCCCGAAAAGATAAAGCTGATATACGAAGTGGTCTTCAATAAAAAGCACGCAACCAACAAGTCCAAATACAAGGAAGTAGGTGACGTAAGGCTTGAAGATATTTACGAGGAGATTGAGTCCAATCAGAAGTATTATGCTATGGAGATTGAGTGGATCAAACTCCAAATCAAGCGCAGGTACGTTGGGTATTGGTGTTTCATTAAAGGGAAACCTACATACATAAACGGGGCAAACTATTTCTTTTTGAACTTTTGGACAGTAAAGAACTTTGGCAAGAACAACAACCGGCCAGACTACCGAGATTACCAGCGCAAGATGTTTCACCTGTTCATGTACGCTTATAGCACAGAAGACGCATTCTATAAGCACAAGATTATCTACAGGGAAGATGGTGTGGTAAAAACAAAATACTCAAACCAAGATGTAAAAAAGGTGGTTGAGGAAATGAACGAGATGAATGTTGAGTATTTCATGGAACCAAACCTAAACATCACAGTGTCAAAAGGCAAGAGAACGGTGCATGGAATCAACTTTGTGTCCGGGCGACGAATCGCGAAGACAGCAATTGCTTGTTGTTTCTGTACGTGGGGAACACTAAATATGCCCGACCAAACCTTTATCATCCAGGCGATGAATGAGGATCAGGCGGTAAACAAGATATTCATAAAGCAAATTCAAACACCAGTAAGCAAATTGCCTTTCTTCTTTCGCCCGTACTACCGTGGCCGAATAGAAGCCAAGGAGGGCTTGCGTTTTCAATATGAAGGAGCAATTGCATCAGCAGCCAGAGCCGGGATTATCCCAGAACAAATGGAATGCTTCATCACGCCGCTCCCTTCGACGGAGAAAGCGGCGGACGGTGAAGCGGAAATTGCTTTTGTCTACCGTGACGAGCCAGCGAAGAAAACGGATGCGAAGGCGGCAGACCAAAACATCCCGACGTGGTGGTACAACACGATGAAGCCAGCAATCGAGCGAGGCGAGAATATTCGCGGATTCTGTATCATGCCGTCCACAGTAGGTGATATGGATACGGGTGGTGGAGCACAATTCTTTGATATTGCCAACGACTCGCATTTCTCTGATCGTAACGAGAACGGAACAACTCCGTCAGGACTCATCAACTTCTTCCTTCCCGGTTACTACGCAGTGGAGGGGTACATCGACGAGTATGGGGCAAGCATTATTGACGATCCATCGGAACCGGTTATGTCCAACGAAGGCAAGTGGATTACCAAGGGAGCCAAGTCTTATCTATTGAACCAGGCGGACTATTTCGAGCGCAAGCGGGAATGGCAGAAGCTTATCAAGTTGCAGCAAAACTTCCCAATGACATGGAAGCAAGCGTTTGCTGTAATACCCAAGGACATGGGTATGCCTATTGAGAAGATGCGTGATCGCATATCGGAACTCAAGTTTTCCCGAACACCAATTTCTACGAAGATCAACTTCAAGTGGATCGGAGATAAGTTCGGCGGGGACGTATACGTAGAGAACGACCCTAAGGGTAGTTGGACTATGAGCTACCTGCCACCGCACGAGATGCGTAATAGAAAAACAATTGTTACGGCAGAGGAAGGATACATACCGCCAAAAGAAAAAGGTGTTATTTACGCTCCCGACCCATCCGTAATGAACAAGTATTTCCTTTGCTGTGACCCGGTAAAGTTCCATAAGCGAAACACGGTAGGTAAGAAGAAGTCAAATGCGGCAGCGGCTGTTTTCTATAAGCGAGATAGTCAAGTAGATCCAGACAGTAAGCCAAGAAACGAATGGGTTAGCAATGACTGGATATTGATTTACAACAGACAAACCGAGGATAAAGCTGAGTACCATGAAGAATGGTTGAAGGCAGCTGTATTCCTTGGGGCTTACGTCTACCCAGAATGGCCCGATGGCGAGGCCCTTGTAGAATACTTTAGGGACAACGGGTTTGACGGATACCTTTTGAAGGACCTGGGCTCTGATGGAAAGCAGGACTCAAGGCCCGGAGTATGGGCAGGAGAGGCTGAGAAGAACGAGATGGCTGGGGATATCATGACCTACTTTAACAACAATGTTAAGTACGTGAAGATGTGGGAGATAATCGAGGAATGGAGTCAGATGAGGGGTATTGACGATCTCACAAACCATGACTTGTGCGCTGCGACAGGATGGTGCATGAGAGCTATAAAAAGCAGAATGCCAGACCTTTACAAGGAGGCGTATCAGCCTGTAGAGGTTAAAGGCGGATTCTCGTTTTTTGAAATAGACTGATTGTTTTCAACCATTTATGATAATTTTTCATACATTTGTGTTTGATTACTTAAATTTGTAAGATATGATACTGCCTCAATTGGCCGGCGGGGTTTTGTTCCCCGAAGACAATGTACCAGAGATAGAGAAGTTGAAGCCCGATTTTGGCTTGCGATGCGGTAGAGCGTTGTATTCTCGTTACTGCTCCGGCGGTGCTTACTTTTCTTTTAATCAACTATCTGAAATGCAGGAGACTAGAAATTATGGTTCCGGCATTCAGAACAATGAAAAATATAAAAACTGGTTTTCTAACGGATCCCCAATTGGAAACAAATCTACCGGGGGAGCCGAAGCAGTACAGACAACCAGGGGCATGACTAAGGCGCAGAGAAAGGCAATGGCTAATATTAGCTACGACATTTTCTCTCCCATGAAAAAGCTAACAAATGTTCTTCTATCAATTCTTGCGGATAACGATTATAAACTTGATTGTGTTTCTCTTGATAAAAACATCATCAACAAAAAGAATTATGCGAAGAATGATATCTACATTAAAACAAATTTTACGAACCCGTTGATGCGGGAGCTCGGTCTTCCGGAGTTTGATGTTCCTTTTGTACCCAAGGACGATAGCATGATAGAGATGGCTGATCGACTTGGGTTTTTTAAAACTAAATATGAAGTTGCTTTAGAGAAGCTGGCCGAATCAGGCTTTAGGGCTTCCAATTGGCACTTTATGAGGAATGAAATCAACAGGGACGCTATAGACTATCATTTTCGAGCTGCCAAGATTTACAACGATCCAATTACAGGACAGGTTAAAGTTCAATACATTGATCCCGCCCGATTGGTCATGCTCTGGAACGAGGACAACCAAGAAGATCCCGTTGCGATAGGTCACATTGAAATTGAGACCATACAGTCAATATACCCCAAGCTGATAGAAGCTGGGTTTGACGAGAAGCAGATACAGGCGATGGCAAAGTCTTATGTTCCGTATCAGACGGATGCGTCAATGATCCCGGTTTGGGCATTTGAGCGTAAGGACGCTACAACCAATCGCTGGATTTGGATGGACTTTAAAGTATACGTTTTGAAGTTCGAGTATCTTTCTACTGACTACAAGCAGTACGTAGAAAGAACAAACAAGCAGGGATACGCTACGTACCTACGCAACAATAAGCCAGTAGAGGAAAAGAAGAAGAACCCAAGCGATACTTACGATGAAGTAAGTTGCAACTATTGGTATGAGGGCTCTTACATTATTTCAGGAACAGGACTTGACCGCATTTACGATTGGCGTAAAAAACCAAATCAGATGCAGAAGGGCCTAAGCCCAATGAGTTCTTATGTAATAGACCGCATACCGGGTCAATCCCCAACCAGAAGCGTAAAAGGTTTGCTTGACGACTTGATGTTCGCCATGCTGAAATTACGCGCAGCTGTTTGGGCTGCCGCTCCTAAGGGATACAGAATTGATGTCGGAGAAGCTGCTAACATCAAGATTGGTGGCGTAGAATATGATCTTTTTGATTTGGTTCACGTACACAGGCAGAATGGTATACAGGTAGTGGCAACTAAGTTTAATGCCGCGACCGGTAAATATGTATCACAGCCATTGCAGGAAATGGACAATGGTTTGGGTCCACAGGGAGCCGAATGGATACAGCAAATAGCCAATTTGCAGATGATGATCAAGGACACCATGGGCATACCAGATGCCATGGCCGCAAGCCCTGATCAAAGCGCAGAAAGGCTAGTTGGCGTGATTGAGCAAGATTATCAAGCTGGCAATCATGCGAATTGGCCGCTTAGAGAATCTGAACGAAACTTCAAGCGCAAGGTTGGCGAGCGTATAATCCATCAAGCCAGAATAGATATAGAGTACGATTCTAAGATACGTGAGTTTTACGAGTCTATTTTGGGTAAGTCTATGATCAATTCAATAGATGAGCTGGAGGGCATTTCTCTTGATGCGTTGGCTATAACTGTAAAGTCTTTGCCAAACGAGAAAGAAAAGAGTTCTATTCTTCAAAGAGCGATACAGATGTCGCAGATACCGACAAAGGACGGCGGTGTACTCTTGTCTCCATCAAACGTGGAGCACGTTGCACAACTTCTGAAAAACGGAGACATTGACGAAGCTCTTTGGTTTATGGCCACTCAAGAAGCCGAGTCACGCCAGCGCGAGGAGAAGAATGCCCAGGAAATGCTTCAACAGACAATCCAAGGCCAGCAGCAGTCAGCTATGATGGCTGAGGAAGCAAAACGTCAAACCGCAATGCAGCTTGCTGAGATTGAAATCATGAAGCAGCGTGAAATGGCAAACATGGAACTGATGAAAGAGCAGGAGCTTGCCAAGATGAAGGCGGATGCCAATTATCAGGTTCAATTACTAAAAGGAAAACAAACACTCGAACAGATACAACTCGAGGCAACTCTCGAGGCTCAATACGGAAACGAAATAACAGGAATAGTATAAGATTATGGAAAACAACGAATTTGAAACCCAAAACGAACAAGCGAACAATCAAGTAACCGAACAAGTAGCCGACCAGGTTGCCGAACAAGTAACCGATCAGGCTACGCCGGCAGAACAGGCTTGGTTTGCTACCTATGGATACGAAAGCGAGGATTCTTTCAAAACTGAGTTTGAACAGCTTCGTTCTTACAAAAGCCTGGCAGAAGAACTTGCTGAAAGGCAGAAAGATATAGAGGAAGGTATTGCGCTCTTGCAAGAAGCTGAGGACCCGTTTGGCGGGAATGACGAAGCCAGAACTATTGTAGCCTTTGGTAAAAAAGGTCTAAGTGCTTCTGTTGCAAACCAAATTGTATCTTCCAACGAGCAGTCTTTGATGGAGGATCCATTGAAAGCATTGATACTTGCCGAGGCGGTAAAGAACCCAAACAAGTTCAAGCAATTAGGTCAACAGACTATTGAAGAAGCAATTCGAGAGAAGTACAACCTGGGAGAAGGGGAGTATTATGCTTCAGCGCTTATGAAATCTGATGCTATTGACGCAATAGAGATCATAAATAAAACTAAAAAAGAAGTTGAGGATGTTAAAAATCCTTTTACATTTGCAAAAGAGCTAAAGAGCCAGAATCAAAAGCAGATTGCGGAAAGACAGACAATAGCATTTAACGAGGCAGAGTCCTACGCTAAACAGCTAAAAGAAGTCCCCTACAAATTCGGCGACACGGAAGTTTCGTTAAAAGTTTCAAACGAAGAGATTGAGTCGATTTTGAAGTCACAGTATGCAGGCTATTTAGGTCAAGCCTTTGATGCTGCCACAAAGGAAGGTAAACAAGCGGTGCGCGAATGGTTGTCGAACCAAATCCTCATTCATAAGGTTCAGTCTGGGGATCTAGGAGTTCAAATTGCCAAATCGCTTTCTGCTCAAACCGAAAAAAAGGTAGTGCGTGATGTCTACAACGGTCAACCCAAAACAGTTAATCGTGTAGGCAAAACAACATTGGACGCCAAGGATTTAACTCCGGCACAAAGAGATTTGTTGGAACGAGGACTTCCTTTGCCGTCTCAAAAAATTAAATCATAATAACTCTTAAAAAAGCTTAATAAAATGGCATTTGTACAGAGTCCCACCATTAATCCGTTGTCAACGTCAGCGATGACCTTCGGCGGAATTATGAACAACTGGGACGCAATTAAAGAAGACTTCGACGCCGTAGCATATTTGCCTTTCGGTGATGAATATTGGAGCGCAATGAACCAAATCATGAACGGTATTGGTAACCGTGAGGTTGCTACCAATCCTCGCGTTCGTTGGTTTGAGTTGACTCGCATGGAGGTTCCTGCTCTTGTTGCTACTGGCGCAACCCTTGTTGCCGGTGACAACACTATCGTATTGAACACTAGCGATCGTCAAGAACTTCCTACTGGATCTGGAGATTTCTACTCCTGGCCAACAGTTCACGAGATTTGGCGTCACGCTCCATCTGGAGCTTTGGTTCAAATCACAGCTAAGGCAGCTGACGGTATTACTCTTACTGTTCGTCCTGTTACTACAGACGGCGTAGGCGCTGTTATCGCGGCTACTGACTTGTTGTTCTATGTCGGTGTATCTGTTCCTGAAAACTCTACTGCTCAAGCAGGTAAGTTTATGTTTGATGAAGTGAAGACTTCGTTCTTGCAAACAATGCGTCACGACATTACGACTAGCTCTGAGTCATTGTACAACCAGTTGTGGTATTCTCAGCTTGAGAACGGTACTGCAACTCCGTACTCTAACTCACGCGATATCATCTACTTGCAGCGTGAACATCAAGTTGCAATCGTAAATACCTTCTTGGCCGGTGAAGCTACCACCAACACTTCTTTGACTTCTGCTACTTCGTTCCAAACCACTCCAGGTTTGATCCCAACGATTTTTGCTGATGGTCAAGTAGAAGATACTGGCGGTGCAATTAATACTACTGACTTCTATGCTTTGGAAGGAGCTTTGACTCAACAAGATGCTTCTGTAAAGAATTACATGGTTTGGACTAGCGGCGTAACATCTGCTCAGATTGAAACAGCCATGTTGACTTACAACCAGAACGCTAATATCCAAATCAACAAGGTTCAGATGGAGAAGACTTTCTGGGGTGAGGGTGCTTACGCAGACTTGATGTCAACCACTTACTCATTCAACAACCTCGTGTTCAACAATAAGAACTTTGGTCTTGTTCGTATGGGTATTTTCGATAACCCACAAACCTTCGGCGCTTCAGGTTCTAGCTGGTCAGATTACGCAGTATTCTTGCCAATGGCTCCTGGAAACGTAGACGATGGTATGGGTAATCTTGGTAAGTATATCCGTCTGTGTCACAAGCCAGGTGCATTCATGAATATGTGGCAAACAGGTGGTCGTGCGGCAACCAACAAAACTGACGCATGGCAGCTTGGAGTTCACATCGTATCTGAAATCGCGTTCAAATTCATCAACGCTAACAAATACGGTATCTTCCACGACCCTATCTAATCTAGTGAATAATGATAAAAAGGGGGCAATTCCGCCCCCTTTTTTTAAAACCCAACATACGTTATGCTTTTCGATATAAGTACAAATCAGCCAATCTCTATACCTGATTGGGCTGAAAAACAAATGAGAGATGATTTTCCAGATTTCTTTAAGGGCAAGCCTGTTAAGATAAAAATTCTGGATAAAAAAATGAGAAGGAGCTACAAAGTTCCATCAATTGACAAAGAAGGAACACCTCGTCTTTTCGTAGAGCCGCCACGCGGAAACTCAAGAAAGGCAAGAGGAATTGTAGTGGATCCGGAAACAGGTGACGAGTATCACATCCAATACTCAACAACATCACCTCGCCCGGGTCAGTACGGAATGGAGTTTCCTTATCCTGGAAACAACGTAACCATAAGACACGGCATGGAAATCAGACCCGGTCAAAAAGATCTTCTATTTTACGTTCATTTTATTTGCCCAATCATAGCAGATAACAGATGTGCTAGAAAATCTCAAGATCCGTGGTATACCTATGACAAGCCAGAGGTTGAAGCTAAGAATAAAATCGAATCAGCTCGTTCAGCTCGTGATTTAGAGAACTTGATCTATTTTGATGCTTCATACGAAATTATCCTAAAGGCTATGACTGGTCTTGGCCTCAAGATTAAAGACACCGAAGAAGAAAACCGAGTTTTCTTACACGACTCGATAAAAGGAGGTTCTGAGACATTTAAGAAAAATGCGTTTGAAATCCTAGGTGGAGTAACCAAGAGACAGCAGGTAAAATCCGAAGAAACTATTCACGAGCTAATTAATCGACTTTCTTCTGAAGGTTTTATTAAAAATGAAGACGGAATTTGGTATCTTCGCGACCGTAGAGGTGATGGAACTAAATGGCTAAAGAGTCCATTCTTTGAATCAACAGGAGAAAAGGATGCTTTTGCTTTGATTGACCACCTCAAAGTGAATGAAGAATTATTAGGTAAATTAAGAAAACTATAAAAGATGATTAGCACCGTAACCCTTGCGTTTGATCTAACGGCTTCGCCGCCAACGGGTATAGTAACAGACACAACAGACTATGCTGCATTAGGCATAGACCTTGTTCTCGCTAGAGCCAAGGGATTGGGTGTGATTTCTTTTAATGGTGATATAGTTGAGGATAGAAATACAATCCTCAATCCTATGATAGATTTTGAAAACTTGGGGAGCAATCCCCAGGTTTTTACCTTCCCCCTGGAGCTTGATGTAGATGGAAACGTAGCAAATGGCGTATACACATTTCAATACAGTCTTCGATTAGACACGGAGTTAATACCATTTGATATTGCTGCAATTCCCACTGCAAACACAATTTCAATTGTAACCACAGAATCTTGGTTGGCCAACTTCTTAGAGCCGACGAATGATATAGAACTTCTTGTTGGAGCGCCGGCTGTCTTTGTTGAGGTTGCTTCTGCTGTGTTTCTTGATCCAAACATAACTATTACAACCTCTGACGCTATACCTTCTGGCGCTTACACAAACCTGAGGTTTGATTTAACAAATTTGCAGTTTAGTGGTACGTTTACTTATTCCGGATGCACTCAAACCACCGCAGACGTAAGCTTTACTTACGATTGCGAATATGGAGATAGCGGATCTTGGGCAGCGGCTAACACAACGGTACTCGCTTCAAATGAGGTGGTGTCGTCTTTAAGCTGTACCATTAACTACCCAGGCTGGGCAACACTTAGTCCTACTTTCCCCGGAAATGTAGTGACAACAGCTTTGCCTTATCCAAACCTAGTAACTCAATTAAATCCTCTTGCGACAGGAACGTATACCGTTTCTTTATCTCAACAGATACAGCAAACACAGACGGATGGATTGATTCTTTTGTACACTACTTCCGTAAGCAAAGAATTTGTTGTAAGTTGTGCTGGCAGTCTTTGCGGTCTCACACCTTGCATTGAAAGTCTTCGCGTAGCCCATCAGTCGGAACTTGTTAGAAACAGGATTTCAAAATATCAAGTATATGTAGACAATGTTCTTCTGTATTATGCGGAAGCTCAGAACTACAGGTCTTGCGGAGAAACAGATAATTACAAAGCTGCTCTTGCTCTAATAAAGGCTAACCTTGATGCGTCAGGATGTGAATGCGCTTGTTGTGATGAAAACACCTATTACTGGGTATCGAACAATTCGGCTACTTCTGTGATAGACAGTATAATTGCATCTTTTCAATTTAGACTATTCACTCTTGATCCGGCAGGCCCCGGATCTCCAGTTATAGACGGCGTAGTTCCAAGTTCGGCACAAGGTGTTGAGGTAGGTGCTTTGTGGGAAAATACCACTACTGGGGTTATTTATATCTGCACCAACAATACGCCTGGCAGCGCCACATGGGTGGAATTTTACGATTATCAAGAAGTAGTTGCTGCGGCTGATGTTTCGGCGGTAGGCGGCACTAATTTAACAGCCGGCGATGTGCAAGGACAGCTAAGTCAAGCTGATGCGTTGTTTACTTCTGTATTAGGTGATGTTTTAACTCTACAGACGGACGTTGCTACTATTCAGGCAGACGCCATAGTAAGCGCCTCTAACGGTTTGACAGAGGTAGCAAATGACGTTCAATTGGGCGGAACACTTGATACAGACACCACAATAAACGTCAATGGAAATGACTTCATTATAGAAAGTGATGATTCGACTTTGGAAGTTATAGCTACCGGTGGCGTTCCTTTGTTGCTAAATGTAAATCAACCAGGCACGAGTGTAGGCATAAACGCTATTCTTACAACAACCAATAGCGCAGGTGCTGGTGCAAACGGAATAGGAAGTTCAATCCAGTTTGCGGCAGAAACAGCAGCTGGATCACCAGTTTCGACTTCTAACATTAGAAGCACATGGACCAACGCTTCAACGCAAAGCTCTAATTTTCAGATAACCACAAAGAATGCTGGAACAGAGAATGTCGGCTTTACATTGAATGCGGACGGTTCAGTAACCCTTAACGAATACGATGGCACAAACCAAGAAGGGGCTGTTACGTATATGCTAGGCGTAAACAGCACCGGACTTGTACAAAAGGTGGCAACTCCTGCTGCATTTACTACCTACGTAGCATTGATAAATCAGACTGGTACAGCAGATCCTGTTCTTACTGAGATATACAATGATACAGGTTTGACAATGACTCCCAACAGAAACGGAGTTGGAAACTACGATATAACTTCCGGAGTTAGTTTTAGTACAACAAAAACTATGGTTTTGATTTCTAATGGGGATATTGTTCTGCCTACTCGCACGCCCTGCGTTGTTGCTAGAGTTCAAGCCGGACGCATCGTTATAGAAACTAAGTTTGCGGACACCTTGACATTAGACGATCAAGTTTTGACAAATGCTTGTATAGAAGTTAGAATTTACCAATAATGACTACTAACCTCGGACAAATATATGATGAGCTTCTCTTCAGGGCTGGCAAAGACCTGAGGGGTGGCTACATCACGCCCGACGATTTCAATCGTGCGATTAACATTGTAAACCAGCGATACCTAAACACGCTCGTAGACAATTTTGAGAAGAACCGAGAAATTACCAGTGACCTACAAACATTTATCAAGACACTAGGTTCTCCTCAGTACCCCGCAATGTCGTTTACTCCTGTTTTGGCAGGACGTCCAGAGCGCGGAGGTTACGCGGATATTCCTGTCGATATTTGGTATCAGGCAACTGCAAGTTTTCTTGAGATACTGAATAAGGAATGTTCATACGAGACCAACTACCGAAGTGTAGAGTTTGTCAGCCAGCATGAGTTTGACGCCAAGATGCGTAACTCGATAATAAGCCCAGTAGACAATCCTGAAGAAAATGATCCAATACTTGTTACAAGAAATGACAAGTATTTCATTTATCCGTATATGCCACGGATAACCTTTACTTACATACGAGAGCCTATTCAGCCTGTATTTGACTATGACATTGTGAACGGGATTCCCGTATATTTACCACCAGGCACTGTTCATACGAATAACACAGTGCTACCTGCCGGCACTCCTAGTCTTAGCGTTGAATTTGAATACCCAGAAAGCTGTGTGGACCACCTAACTGATATGATTAAGACTTACATCGGTATTGGTAACGAAAACCAATGGAACATTCAGACTCAAATGCCAAGTAAAGTATGATCACGAAACGTCAAGCTATCGAATTAATACAGCACAGATTGACTGGGGGAGACACTCCGGAAGATTTGCGCCGTCTGTATCCTCGCTCGATCATTTCTCGTGTGCTTAACTTGGCTCTTGCCGACATCGTATCGCGCGATCCTTATGAGGCAAGCGACATGGCGGTTCCGTATGTTTTTACTCCAGCTACTGACGCCAATGGTTACTATGTAACGCTCAGCCCACAGCCAATCGCGGGGACTATGGCAATCTTTAGTGTGGAAGATCAGTCAACCGGGGATAACGGCTACATTGTTCAAACTAAGGCGGAGGCTACGGCTATCAATATCTTACGCGGAGGAAATAAGTCGGCAGCTATCCTTTTTAAGGACAAGTTGCGATTTAACAGGGCTCCTCAAGGAAACGTCACCGTGACCATGGTTCCTAATGTGTACCAAATGGATGATGATGATGTTTTGATTATACCGAGCGACGAAACCGGAAAAGGCGAAATGATGTTGTTCCAAATGTGTATGCAGGTACTAATGTCACAACAGTTCCAAGACGACTTGAACAACGATGGTATCGATATTCAAGCGCTTGCAAGAGACAGTTCAAGATTATACTCTAACGGATGACAATTAAGAATGTAAAATATATCGCCACATCTGCCCTGTATCGTCTGGGTAAGAATCCCGTTGGACGTGAGTTGACTTGGATGACTCAGGTGGCTATCGACTACTTGAGCGAGAAATCACCGCTTGACGGCAACGTGTCGCTTAGAACCATTTACGGCAAGATCGACACGGGTGCACGCGTATTTACCATGCCGGGCGACTGCATGAGAATATCTAAGGTGGGATTGAAATCAGGTCGCCGCATTTGGACGCTCACTCCAGATACCTCGTTAACGTATCCGGAAGAGTTCTTCCAATGCGAAAGCGATGCTACCGATCCGGTTGTTCTTGATGGCCTTTTCCCTTATGGTTATTTCGGCTTTTTCTATAACCAAACACAGTATGGTCTTGGTGGCGGAAGAAATCAAAACTATTACCGAATAGATGGAAACAACATCATATTCGATCACAATATACCGGACGGCCAATTAGTAATTGAGTATTTCTCAAATGGTGCTGCCGTAGATGAAAATACCTTAATTGACACGGCTTACGCAGAGCCTTTTCGCTTATATTTGATGAGCGAATACTGCTTGCACAAGGGCAACAGCGAGGACAAGGCTAAATACAAAGAACTACAGATTCAGTATGAGGCCGCTCAATGGAGCGCAAACTTGCTTGTCAAGGCTCCGCGACTCAGCGAAATGATTGATGCACTTGCACAGAGTTCAGAGTTTAATTTAGGATAATGAGTTTTAACGAGACTATAAGTTTTGAAGGCGGTATAAATACCGACGACACGCCCCAGGGTATGCCTAAGGGTGATTATCGTGATTTTTCATATTGCCGATTGGGTTACAACTCAGGCAATGCTTACGCGGTAGAAACTTCTGACGGAACACTGCTTATAAATAATCCACCCATAGAAGTGCAGGACCAAATAGTTGGCGCAACTCCTTGGCAGAAAGAAAACTCTATTGTATACTTTGTTTTTAAGGCTACTCTCATCCATGAGATATGGGTTTACAATATTGACAATCAAACTCATACTGTCGCTGTACAGGGTAGCGAGCTCAATTTCAGTCGTGATTGGCCGATTTTTCACGCTAATGTCATAGATGATATTTTAAAGTGGACTGACGGTCGCTGGGATCCGCTCATGTATGATGCTGATGGAAATCGTTTATTTAACCCACCTTATCAAATTAACCTACGCAAGGCTCTTGATGGGGACTACACTGTAATTGATTTGCAAACCATTGACGCCATTAAATGGCCAATGGATCCACCTTTTGTAAGTTATTTCACCGATACTACACGAAATGACAACAAGCTAAGAAACAAGCTGTTTAAGTTCATCATCCAGCCCGTGTACGAAAACGGAGAATTAGGTGCGTGGTCAATGTATTCTGAGTTGGAATTACCGTCTCAATCAGAGCTTGTATCAGGAACCAACTGGGTATTTTTAAATAACGATAATGGAATACGTATACGATTCGATACCGGTCCTTCCATAATCAGAAAATTCAATCTTGCCGTTCAGCAGTTTGATAAGGATTCGTTAGGAGCGGAACCGCCTTTTGGAGTTTTCCTACAGCTTGATAAAGACCAAGACGTAATAGCTGACAACGCTATTTATATCGTTGAATTTTACGGCAACGCAGCAACAGCACCGGCAGTTGACTTTTTGAAGAATTACGATAGACTTCCTGTGGTAGCAAGCTGTCAAGAATACTTGCCTACAAATCAATTGACTTATGTTAATTTCAGGGAGGGCTACGACAAGCCTACGGAAATCCCTTTTATTCTTGACGCATCAATGAGTTACGATGTAACCGAATTGATATGGAGACCCAAATCATTGGAAGATGTTTGGAGGGTATATGTTACAGGAGGTGATTTTACAATGGATCTTAACTGGGCGGGCAATCCATCGCTAAATGTAAATACCCGTTTTGTTTTTGAGCCGGGAATGGTCGTTTCATTTTCAACCCCAAATACGATAAGTCCGATTCAATACAGAAGTAATTTTTTGTATTATTATATCACAGAAGGTCTTGTAAACGCCGCTCTCAATCAGCCAAATGTTTTTGATCAGAACGCTTACGTATTTCAGGCGGCAGGAGATTTTATTGCATCGCAGTGGTATCCTAATGGGTTTATTATTCCTGGAACTGTTACGGCACCTTTTGCATCCGGAATGAGATATGAGGCTGTTAGAGACCCAGCCGAACCCGCTATAACTGGATGGGGTTCTAATATAAATGTTATAGAAAACAGAACAACTGACGCAAGACCTAGTTTAAAAACCGGGGCAACGCATGAATTTGGAATAGTATACGGGGATAGGGCATATAGGGATAGCACCGTTTACACGGTAAACTCATTGAATCTTTTTGTGCCATGGTTTTACGACGAGCCTGCAAGATCTGGTTTTATAGATAGTCGGGACCCATATACAGTAACCCCAAGAATTACAATTAACCATATCCCACCAATTTGGGCTACGAGGTATTGGATTGTTGGCAAGCCAGCTACAGAAATATTAAGCTTTGGTCAGTATATATCAAATAACAAGCAAGATGGAGCTGCGGCAGGGTCAGGATATGTTCAGTCCATAAAACTTGATAGCGTTACCAATAATAGGTACATAATTTATATTGACAACTACTACGAAAACCAAAACCTTGGCGCCACTATAAAACACGAAATAAAGGTTGGCGACAAATTGAGGTTTGTAAGGGAAAGTCTTTTTGGTGCTGGAGCTGTTTATCTGAATTACTTGGAAGTTGACATTATAGATGTTGATACAACGGGAACAGATGGTAGAACAGCCGTGTACACGAATTTGTTTGACATTAATTTAGTGGAACCAGATCCACCATCAACTTCGGGTTTTGTGTTTGGTCAAATGGTAGAAATATACACGCCTCGTCCGGCTATTGATGACACTGGGAGTATTTTTATTTCAGCATGGAGGGACGTTACCGATGATATTGAGATTCTAAATCCACATACAGAAGACAGGGCTCATAACGCTCCTGATTGCGATTATATAGCTTATGTTCAAGGGGTTATTCCTTATTTCTATATTCCGGGTGACAACTCCAATATAAACGGGCAGACATTCTTCGTCACGGTTTACTATGACGATAACACTACTGACGAGTTCCCTGGACAGGTCGTGACAGCAGAGTATAGCATTGGATCAAATTTAACTAGAATAGAAATACCGGCCCTCGCAGCAGATGCGAGAATTTGGTATATGTGTCTAAGGGAGTTGTCATCTGTTCCGCAGGTTGTGTCTGGATTAAACTCTACGACAGCAGCTAATTTTGGAATTGCATACGGAGACGTTTACATAAGAAAAAGAAACTGGAACACAGGTCTTGGAGGTAGTGATGAGGAAGCGTATTACTATATGGAAGACCCTCATTATTCCGACTATTGGTCTAGTGACGTTCACAGTGACGGCCGAATAAGGATAGAGGACGTGAACGCTAGGATGACTCATCGTCAAGCTACCGCTATACACTCAAATTCATTTATTGTAGGTACTCAGATCAATGGTCTTTCTTCATTCAATCTGGACAATCAGAATATTGAAGATATGAATCCGGTGTTCGGACCTGTTGTTAGAGCTTATATGTCGGGCCGAGAGGGTAAAACGCTTAAATGCTTACAGCCTAAAAAGGAAAACTCTATTTACATTCAGTATTACCCAAACGAAGTCGGGTCTGACTCTACCGTGCGCGTATCGAATAAAACATTTGCGTCTTGGTTCGACTACAAGAGTTTGCTTGGGTGCGAGAATGCTGGGGCTACTGCAATTCTACCAAATGGAACCACGATGTACTTTGACAATAACGCCGGTGTTTTTGTTTACTCGGGCGCAAACGGTCAAATACAAGTTAGTGAAATCGATCCCGATACAAAGGCCGACTACAAGTTTAGAACAAAAACAAAAGCTTTGGCGGCAGCGTATAATGCAAGCTCAGGCCCAATGGTTCGCACTTATGTAAACGAGTCTGTTGGGGAAGTTGGTTTTGCGTTTCGATTTGATGTTCCATTTAGAGGTGAAGCTTCGGGTGGATTCTCTCCCCCTGCATCATCAACAGAGGCATTTATTATTCCCGCTGGTAACTTTGAGTATCTATATGGATACGACATGGTTTTTTATTTCAATGGAACAGGGAATGTCTACTCTGGTACAGTTGATTTTGTTCAGTATGTTCCATTTCTCAATTTTACTTTCGTAGGACTTGAAGGCGTTGTGCCGGACGTAGCTGATTACTTGCAGCCCGGATACTATTACACAACAAGCGGAATGTCTTACGACCATGTTGTATTCGATTACGTGAACATGAGATGGAGGTCTACGTATGACTACAACTTCCAGCAGTTCTGTAATCTAGGACAAACCTTGGTTGGCTGGGGTATAGACAACCAATTGTACTTGCACAATCAACCTGATCAATGGAATTTTCACGGAGATTCTTTTATTCAAAAAATATCTTTTGTATCGAATGAAGAGCCGCTTATGGTCAAGCGCTATCAGGATATTACGTTGATTTCTGATGACTTGTTTTCTATAGAGGCTGAATCAGAACCAAACAGAAGCTACCCTCTTGGCATGAAGACAAATATGCCAACAAACTTGATTAGCACATACGAAGGGTATGGCAAGGTTAATTACAGAAAGAACCTGTATGATCCTAAGTTTTTTGTTGACTCAAATACGTCTACCACGTCTTATGACCCGCCTACAAGCCCTGTAAACGGCTGGACTGTGCCGGGTGATCTATCATATCTTTTGAACGAAACCATTACAATTAACCAGACAGATATATTGGCAGGCGGCGACGGAAACATTTATACGGGGTTAGTAAACAGTGTTTTTTACGATGTGCCAGGCGACTTCACTATAATAACCTTAACCGGACAAGAGCCGGGTACAAATGGCTTTACCGGCACTTGGTATTTTAGTGAAAGGGCCCTATGCAATGGACAAGACATTAGGGCAAATGCACTGACGCACACTTTATCTTACGACCCTACAATAAACGGTACAGGATCTATTCTCGTATCAGTTGGAATCAAGGGTGTTTTATCATAAATTTGCCACTAATGGATACTAAAATATCCTACAGTGCTATTTATGCAGCTTTTGATGGGGATCACGATATAAGCAAATACTGTGATCCTAGCAACGAGAGGCCCACGCCGGAAAGCGTGAGTATCGACGCACACGAGAAGCTGCTGGTATATGAGGAGATGGTGGACGGCGCATTTGAGGTTTTGAAGGTTGGGGACAGGGAAGTTGGTTTTGTGTATTACTTTTCAGATGTGCTTGTTAGTTTTGGCGTCAACAAAGAGTTTAGGAATAAAAATTTTTTGACATCTTTATTTGACGATATAAAAAAATGGATGGGGGATAGTTTCGTAACCTATATGTGGGAAAGAAACGAGAGAGCGATAAGGTGGTTTGAGAAGTGCGGGATGGAGAGAGAGGAGTGTAATTTAGACAATGTTGTTAAACTAAGATATAAGTCATGCCGGTAATATTAGCAGTAGCAGGTGGAATAGCGGTTGGAAAAGGTGTCCAAAGTGCTATTCGTGCCAATCGAGCAAAGAAGGAGATTAAAAAACTTGAAGCAGGACTCAAGGAGCCCAAGTACGAGCTTCCACAAGAACTCATGGCCACATACAACAGGCAGCTAGGCCAGAGAACTGATATGCCCGGGCGGAAGGCTGCTGAGTATGGAATGGATATGTCTGTTAGTCAATCATTAGGCGCAATTAGTCAAGGGGCTCAAAGCTCATCTGATATTACGGCTGCCACAACTACATTAGGCGCACAAAGAATGATGGGTGGATTAAACCTTGCCCAAACCGCAGCGGACTATCAAAGAGAGGCTGAAAAATCAAAGATGCAGGGCTTGACTAACTTATCAGCACAGATTGGCGGGTATAGAGACGAGATGTACACGCAGAATCAGCTCAATCCATTCCTTAGAACATCTGCCGCTATTTCAGCATTACGGGAAAAGAGATACCAGGAATCCAACAACACGTTTGACGCATTTGCCAATGCCGCAAGAGTAGGCGGTCAGTTTGGTTCCGCAGCAGGAGGATATAGCAATATTGGGGATTATTCAATCCCATCATAAAAACAATTGAGATGGGAGTACCAAGCGCAGCAATAGTTTATACAGGGGCAGCCGGGGATATGCCAGGCTCAAATCGTGGTGCAGCATATTCGGAGGGATTAGGCGAAACCTTGAACATAGTCAATCAAGGTCTTGAGGATATCCGATCATACGAAGCCGAAAGAAAGAAAAACCAGCAAGACAAAGTAAAGGCTTGGGATGACTTTCTTATGGAAGACCCAGACGTATGGAACATAGACCTTCCCAAGATTCAGGAAAAGGTAACGGAGTATAACGAGTATATTCATGGCTTGATGAATGATCCTAAGGTAGACCCAAGAAACCTATCGACAGATCAGAGAAAGAGGATTAATGAAATGACCCGCGAAATCAAAAAGCAAACAAACGCGGCTAAGATGAATGCTAAAATCTGGGAGAAAGGACGGGATGATGTAAGCAAAAACCCCGACGAATGGGATACCGGTTACGCGGCAACATGGGGGCAACAGTTTATGAACCCTGACATTACTCCGGAAGAAAGATTAAGCTATGCTCAGGCAAATAGTATTTACAGAAAGAATGTAGAACTGGTTGATGTAGTCGAGAAGATAGACGAGCTCATGGACGAGGAAGAGATCAAGGTTAACGGAAGAACCATGATTAAGAAAGATCCCGAAAAGTTCAAGAACCTATTGGGTATATACTTTAAAGACCAGGTTGGCGCGAAAGATTATGAAGCACTAATAACAAGGTACGCAAACGACCCAGCAAAGTTGTACGAAGAGGCTACGTCCATGTTTAAAGACATGAACCCAGGCAAGCCTAAGCCGGTTACAAAAAGTAGTTCTCGCGCTCCTAAAAAGGATGATGTTCCAAAATACGGAACGGGTAAATGGGGTAATTTATCAATTGAAGTTGAGGAAGGGGCTCCTGTCGAGTATTTTGCGCCAGGTTATAATAGAATGGCTATTACTAAAAACAACCAAGAGCTAGAGCCGCTTCAAGGTGTTGCTGGGGGAAGCACGAACGGTTACAGAAACATACCTGTTTTCCAACCGATCGGTTTTTATTACGCTCAAAACGGAGACGTTAGTGTAATAGGATATGAGCTCGACAATCAGGGTGATCCTGTTAAAGATGAAGGAACCGGAAAGCCACAAGAAATCTGGGTTAGCTACGAAGACAATAAGCCTAAGTTTAAATCATATCTTGACGGATTTGACCCTAGAATAGAATTTGAAACAAGAAATGGGCTAGGCTCATCCGACTCGTCTGGATCTTCAAGTGGATCAACGCAATCACCGCAAGACGCGGCTAATGAAATTCTCAACGAACTTTATAATAATCAGTAAGATATGCCAGTAGGATTAACTCCGGACGAAAAGGAAAAACTGAAAAAAGGGCTTGTTAAATACGCAAGCACTGGCGCAAGCAAAGACGACCTTCGCAAGTTTCGCGATGCGTTTATCTCTGGTTTAAAAAAAAAAGGGGGTGGGCAACCCGTTTCTGGTTCGCCTCAAGAGCAGCCTACAAAGCCTTCTGCGCCGAGTTTTGGCCAGAAAGTAATGACCGAAACCCTCGTTAGCGGGGAGCCGGTAATGAAAGGGGTGAAGAAAGAGCCCCAAAAGAAGCAGCAGGACATTACGTTTCGTAGAGAGGAGATGCCGTCTGAGACAACACAGGCGCAGATTCCTCAGCCTATTAAGGCTATAAAAGAAGTCGAGAAGAAAATAGAGCAGGGTAAATTCGTTCAATCCCCGTTGGCTTCTGTATCCAAAGAAAAGGGAACTGATTTCGCATCAGAGGAAGCTATTAAAAAGGTCAACCAGGCCGCGTTTGAGAAAAGTCAAAAGGCTCTTGAGGATCAGGGTGTAAACATTCTGACAAAAGAGGATATAGATAAGAGGATAGCCAATGAATACGAAGCTCAGTTTGGCGAGGAGATAGACAGCTACATGAACAATGCCGGCAACAAGTCGGATAAGTTTTTCCCATACTTTACTGTTGCCCCGACTGATTTAACGGATCTTCAAATTGCTCTTGGTGAAAGAGAGGTTCCCAACGGAACCACTATTGAGAAAGAAGGCAAGAGAGGCGAGATGGTTTCCGCTTTGATGGACGACTATTTCGACTACATGAAGAAGACGAGACCCGAAATAGGTGAGGCTGAGTTTAATAAATACTCTCAACTAAAGTCAAGCACAGACAGAAGCGCCAAGAACGAAGAGTGGTTAAACTCTATGGAGACCAGGGCTATTCAGTTGAAGATG